TCCATGCGCATCGAGTGGATATTGACCTGGATCTGCGCCTGTTTGGTGCCGTAAACGCTCGGTTTCCACTTCTCAGCCAGCCACTGGCGCGTTTGGATGCGGACGCGAGCGTGCGCGGCGTGCTCTGGATCGGCGCTGTCCGCTATCGCCAGCGTCTCACAAGCCAACTCATCGGCTGCCTTGGCGCGCGCACGCGCAATCATATCATCGCGGTCATTTTCCTCGATCCATTTCTCGAGTGCCCTGCGCCCGATCCCAAGCTCATAGCAAATTGCTGAGATCGGCTTGCCAGCCTCGAACATGGCAAAGACAAGGTCCTCCGGCAATTCCTCAAGCAGCTCAAGATCCCGCCGCATCTTTGGTCTTCCAGGCATGTTTTTAGCCCTTTCCAGCGACTTTTAATCGCTCAAGTACCCAACCCCAGCATCTGGCACAAAGTGCCTTAAATCGCTCGATTTTGTCCATGCTTGAATTTCTCCGCTGTTTTGCTGTCAAACATTTTAGGTTCCTTCGATGGTTGCGAGAGATCCAGATCATTGACAAAGTCATCAAAGCCTGTCTCTCCCCCCAACTTCTCCACCTTGACCACCACCGGGTCGTACTTAGCGTACCTGATCTTGGCCTCGACCACTGCCTGGTTGATCTCGGCCTCAATCAGCAGCTCGATCTCCTCCATGGACCAAACGTGCTGCCCGGTAACGTCTGGCCGGTTTTCCCGATACCAGGCTGCATCTTGCTTGGTAGCGACAACCACCATCAGCTTGCCATCTTTCCCGACATGCTCCACCGCGCCAACCGTTGGCCGCTGTGACACACCGACACCCACTGCCCAGGCCTCGAGCGCCTGGTAAGCCCTGACCATTCCTGCTGCTGACTTCTCCAACCTTTCCCGGTCCTTGTCCTGACAGGCCTGCCAGACCCTTTGCTGCTGCGCGTAAAACTTCTCCATGAAGTTAGCATCTGCCAACTTTTGCAACCGATCAGTTCCCCAACGCTTGTCGCAGTCCTTCTTCACTTCTTCCAACTTTGACAACCATGACCCCATCGCCAGCTCAAACTCTGTTGCTGGAAACTGCACCGCGATTCCGCGACTTGGCATCCGACTTTTGCCCTGACTGCTTTGCATTGGTTTCATTTCTTCCCTTTCCAATTAAATCGACTTCTGTGACCGAGTTGGTGAGTGAGTGAATATGGGTGTCTTATAGACACACCCCATATTCACTCACCAAACTCCGCGCAACGTGTTTTCACCATATTCACCATATTCACGCCCATATTCACCATATTCACACCTCTTTTTGAGGGAAATGCTCCTCACCCCCTCCGAACCCCGGATCTGCCTGTAATTTAAGCATCGTGGCCTGATTCAACCACACAAAAATTACTTCTTTAGTGTCATAGGTTCCACCAATCCCCCTGGCTACCAACTTCTCTCCAAAGGTCCTTGCGCCATCATCTCCCTGCCTCTTTGACAGTGCTTCCTGGTCATTTCTTCTTCTCAACTCGTTGACGGCCTCCTTCCAATCTTCACGGGTCACAACCAACTGGTCATTGATTGCTGGCACCCGTCTTGACTTAGTTGTCATCGCCATGAACAGAGCTTTCAGCGCATAACTGGCAAAGATTCCCTTGTCGGTGACATCTGGCGGCTCTTTTGTTTCCTGACCTTTGCGTGCCTTATCCATCTCCCCTGCGATGGTTTCGCGGTGCTTAATTGCGAGACTGCTACCGTTCTCCAGGCCCAGATCTGACCTGTCAATCTCCACCTCGATGGCCTCAAACCCGTAGTTCTGGCCGTCCTCACCGTCCTTTTGCTTGGACATCAAGATCAAGCCTTCACGGGTTTGCGGGAACCTGATGATCTCCATCTGGGTGTCCACCGCGCCCAAAAGACTGGAGTGACCGCGCAGCCCTTTTGTCGTGTCCTTGCCTGCGTGATGCAGCAACATGAGGCTGCATTTGTATCTGTTTTGGATCTTTCCCGTGGCCTGGATGAAGGCCCCCATGTCATCACTCGAGTTCTCATTTCCACCGCCAAAAGCTCTGGCGAGGGTATCGATCACGATCATGCGCAGTTGAACGCCGATCAACTGCACCAACTCATCGATTGCCAGGATCAGGTTGGTGAAGTCATCAACGCTGGATCTGAGGTTGATCATGGAGCGCACGACATAGAGCTGGGCTGAGTCTGGCGTGTTGTGGTGCTGCTTGATCGCGGCGATCCTGGCCCCGATACCGCCGTGACCCTCACCTGCGATGTACAAGACTGGCCCAGTGCCGTTGATCTCTTTGCCAAGCCACGGCCTGCCACTGGCGATGCACTCGGCAATGTCCATGGCAATGAATGACTTGAATGAGGCTGGCGGCCCATACAGGGCCACAAAAGACCTTTCAGGGATCACGTCTTGGACCAACCAATTGACGGGTTCATCCTTGACTGACTGCCAGCTCTCAATCTTGAATGGCTTGTACGTCTTGTCTGTTTCTTGGTGGACGTTGCCTGGAGCGGTTTCGTTTGTTGCGTTTGGTGTTGCAGGTGCAACCACTTCTGCTGACGCCAGCAATCCTTCCGGGATCGTTACATCATCCGCTGACGTGATGGGTTGGGCTTGCTTGGCGAGTTCCGCGAGCTGCTGCCGGGTTCCACCGTAAACATGGACCCACTCCCAGGCATCATCTGTTGGATATATGACCGGCAGGTCCACGATCCTGAGTGACTTCACCACAGGTGTCAGCGCCGCGGCCACCAGTTTTGCGTATTTCCAACCCGCCAAATCGTTGTCAGGCAGCATGACCACAGTGGCGCCAGCAAAGTACTGGGTGATCTCTTGCGGCCAACTGCCAGATCCAGCGTGAGCGCTGGTGGCGATGGCGCCGATCTCCACCAGGGCATCGGCTGCCTTTTCCCCTTCGACTAGGTAGATGGCGCGTCCCGCGGTCTTTGCGTTCAGCAGCTCAGGGAAGCGGTACGGGACGATCCTGCAATCCCCCAGCGAGTAAGACCTTGACCCGTCCTTGTTGATCCTGGCCTGGCGGTAATCTTTGCCCTTGGACGTGCCAGTCTTAAATCTCTGCTTGACGTAAAGGGGTTCACCGTCCTCATCCACATAAACCCATTCGTGCTCCAAGACTGGCGCCTGGAGCGCCGGCAGTGGCTTGATCGATGCCAATGGATCGCGTTTCTCGATCTCTGGCAGCAGCCCGTAATCCCTGATGGCGTGAAACAACTGATGCTGATCACACCCAGAGTGGCACTTGAACAGCGGTTTGCCGTCTTCACCGTCACTGATCGACAGGCTCGGGTTCTTGTCCCCGTGCCCTTGTCCATGCGTTGGCAGTGGGCAACTTGCCAACCATCCTTTGCCAACTCTCTTTGCGTTGCCAAGCGCCTTTGCTATTTGTTCGGCTTGCATTTATTCTCCAATTTCTTGAGCCGTGCTTCCAATTCGTACACCCGCCGCGCCAACATGAGCACCAGCAGTTGCCAGAATTCTTCTTTTGATTCCATGAGGGAAAAAAAAGCCGGGGACAAAGCCCCGGCCCTTAATTCGTTACGTCTTAGAACAGATCCTCGTCAGAGTGAACGGGTATGGGTGCGGCGTGTTGCTTGGCCGCGGGAGCTGCTGGTGCCGGTACTGGCGCAGGGAAAGGATCAAACTCTGGAATGGGTGCAAATTCCTGAGCGCCCATGCCTGCTGGCCGGGCGATCCAACCTGTGATGGTGAAATTCGGAATTCGGGTTGTTCCTTTGCCGATCTTCTCCATGCGCGAGCCTGTGTACTCGATCACTGGCAGCTTGTCAAAGTTTGTGTCGTTGCGCTGCTCAGAGCACTGCTTGTAGAGCTGCTCAAGGCCCATGTTGGGGCCGACACCATTGCTGGACCACTCGACAGTTCCCAGTGCCTTGGAATAAAACACGATGGAGAACCCGCGCTTGTGGTTTGCAGTGGGCTGCGGACCCTTCTTGCCCAGGGCTGCATCAGGCTGCCAGTCCCTGACTCCAACGCCCAGCTCGAGCCAGCCAGTTGTGACGTTGTCAATGTCAAAGACCACTTTGCCAAGTTGGATCTCTCCATCTTGATTGGTCCAAGCATTGGCCTGGGGAGAGAATCGAATGTAGGAGCCGGAGCCACCACCAGAGGACAGATTTAGCATTTTGCTTTCGCTTTCAGAGTTGTGTGTCATTGACACGGTTGGGGGAATGGGATTATTGGGCAATCTCAACGGCACGGCCTAGAGTCAAACCCGATGATTCTTTTGTGGTGAGGTCATCGACCATGGCCTTCTTGTCCTTGCCCAGCAGCTTCTCGGCCACGGCAGGCGTCACCATCTCAGTCAGGACCAGTTTGGACTTGTCAATGCCAGCGTCAGTGAGCGCTTGCAAGGCGGCATCCTCGTTGGTCCATTTGCGTGTTGCACGCTTTGGGACCATCTGCCAGCCATGAATTGACTCACCGTTCCTGATACGTTGCACAGCATGGTCCCGCACAGCGTCAATGAATTTCTCCACCACTGGCGCACGCTCCAAGAGGTCAGCAATCTGCTCAACTGAGAGCGAAACCATGACGGCCTGGATCTGTTCCTTGTCTAGGGTTCTGAGGTCTGGCTTGGCCGCGAGCACTTCAAAGCCTTTGCGTTGGGCAGGGCACACGATCTTGGCCGGGCAGTACTGGCAGGCAGAGTCACTGGGGTTTGGTTGGGCGTCATCCACAGTGGCCTGGACAATGGCCGGGCGCAGCGTGTTCTGATACCAGTCAAAGAGTTCTGAGTACGTCATTGAGTGGCTGCGCACGTCACCATGATGGGGCTGGACAATGCGCAGCTCAATCTGCCCAGGCGGTGGGATACCGTTCTTCGCGGCTGACCTGATGGCGCCCAAGGCGTAGATCTTGAGCTGGGGACTGTCAGCATCCACCCAGCCCTTGCCGGTCTTCAAATCGCTCACGATGAGCTTGCCAGACCCCAGGCCCACAACGTCAGCAGTCCCACCCAACTTAACCTCGTCAGTATCGACAATGGTGACGTACTGCTCCACTCTGACGTGCCCCAACTCGTCATGCACCCGCTTGATCTCATCGAGGTGGAGCTGGGCATATTCGGCATTTGTCTGAGTCATGGTGATGCCTTCAACGGCCTTGCCGACATAGTCTGCCGGGTTGGAGCCAGCCTTGAAGCACAACTCAGCCAGGGCATGGATGGCGGTCCCGATCTGCGCGGCCTCGCCAGAGAGTTGCTCAGGGATGCCAACAGACAACTTAACGCTGGCCGGGCAGGCGATCCAGCGCGATGCTGCTGACGGTCTGAGGATTATTTTTTGTTCCATGATTCTCTTTCTGCATCCTGTTCGTTGATGATCGTTGTGTAGATGAGCTGGCGCACCTCGTTGCTCACTGCGTGCCCCAGATCCTCGGGACTGAGCATTCGGGCCATGAGCAGCGTCTTGTCCTGGTTGGCGCGTCTGGCCTTCTCGAGTTCCTGAGTGAGCCAGACAATCTGGTCACGCATTGCTTTGCGTTCTGCGTCATCCATGCTTACGCCCCCAATGTGCAATCAGTGCAGCGTCAGCACGGCCATCGTCCTTGACGCGCTTGAAGAAATATTCGTAATTCGGGAAAAGCTCCATTGCCCTGGCCCTTGAGGCATCCTTGCCAGGGCCGCGGCCAACACCCTTGACCCAAGTGGCAGGGGCCACAAAGGTCACTGGCATCTTGAGCGCTGCCAAGATCCCCTCGATCATTCCAAATGAACGGCCAAAACTAAAAACGCTGGTTACCCCCTGCCCACTGACAGCACTCACGCGCTCGCAGTAGACGTGACAGTCTTTCCCTGCGTACAGGTTGAGCAGCTCGGCCAGCTCATTTGCGCTGACCTGCCGCTTGGCCTTGCCATTTCTGTCCACGGTCATCACCGGCATATCGTGGATCTGGAGTGTGTCATCTGTGAGCACCGCGATGGCGCCAGACAGACCTGGGTCGATGCCTATGTGCCTCATTTAAGCGCCTCGTCCATGGCCTTGTTGAGCACTTCAAGCCTGGCCGCTACCAGGGCATCAGTGGCGTCATTGAGGCGCTTCACGCTGTCATAGAGTGGCTTGGTGCGGCCACTGAGCCAGCGACTGACCTGGGACTGGTCGATCTGCGCGACTCTGCAAACGTCTGCCATGGTGTAGCCAGCAGTGCTGGCCTTGACCAGCACGTCTTTGATGGGGTTGTCGGTTGTTTTCATGTCTTGCATGTTAACCACAAATTGACAACTTGTGCAAGACCATGAAAAAATGGGGGCCAGACAGTGATGCCCAGCCCCCTAAATGGCAACTGCATCGGGTGGAGTTCCCGGCGCAATCAGCGGGAGGATGAACCCGCCAGGGTCATTGTATGGGGTTAATAGTTGAGTGACTTGTAGGGGATTTGACAAGATGGTCAAGCGTGGTAGGATCAAGTCCTCAATTACTTAAACAGGAGAAACGAAATGAAAGCAACCTACAACGCATATGTGGCCTCTGATCTGTATCAAGCTGGTTATTCCTGCGATGGTCATCCTTTTATTGCTGAGAAGTATTATGTTTTGGTGGAAAACGCTGCTGGCCGCCGCTTTCGTCATAACAAGTCTTTTGCCGGTGTTGAGGTGATTCAGTGTGAAGAAACCGGCGAGACAGGATTTCAAGATCTGCGCAATGAAGTTATGGCAACCGTTGAAGATCTGGCTGCCAAGGTCAACGCCACCCTGGCCGCTGGTAAGCCTTTGACAGCAGCCTGCTGGTTTGAAGTTGATCCCGCTTATGGTTCTGATGCTTACGTCAGCCAGGGTACTGAGGCCCAGCGTCATTTTGCAGAGCAAGCAGCGTAAACCAACCGGGGCCACGGCCCCAACTTCAAAAATCACCATGTACTCAGACATAGACGAATCCGAATGGCGCTGGCAGCAGATCTTGACCCGGCCCATTCACCCTGATGACGCCCCCACAATTGATGAAGATGAGGAGCTTGAAGATGACGATCATTGACTTTTGCCGGGTTCCTCGGACCATGCGCGAGTGCCTCGATGAGGGTTTCACAACGCACCAGGTCTACAACGCAGTTCGCAAGAACCAACTCTCCAACGTCAACCGCAAAGATGCCTGGGGACGCACCAAGCGCGGCCCTGGACTCTTTGTCGTGCGTGATGAGTCCATGCGCCTGGATCAGCTTATCGTGTCCACCAAAGACCTTGCAACGGCCCTTGCGGCCTGGAGATAAAGATGCCCAGACCCAAGAGTGAGATGACCAGCGTGGCCGTCACGGTCAGCGCCAGGCTGATCCCGGCGCACTTTGCTGAGTGGAAGCGCCTGGGCGGTGTCAACTGGCTGCGCCAGCATTTGCGCGAGTCAATTCAAAAACGTAAGGAGCAAGAAAATGAGCGCGTTTAGATTCGGTTTTTTCCTCGTCTGTTTCCTGCCCTTCATTGGGTTCCTGTGCCGGGTGGCCGTGGAGCTTTTCCTTTATGGGTATCACGCGCTATGACCGGCTGGCGCAAACGACAAATCAAGGAGCAAGAATCAATGAAAGCACAACAAGTCTTCATGGCCCTGATGATCTCAAAGGGCTACACCCCAGCAGATCTGGCCTGGGACGGGACCAAGTTCACCAACCCCAACATCACCACCCGCTGGAATTACTTTTTGCTGGGCTGGGAGATGAGAGGTGTAATGTGATCAATATGCAAACAAGGAGTGAAATCATGGCAATTGACAACAGTACGGGCAAAGACAAAGAATTTTATGATCTTGGAAAAAAGATGTTTGATCGAATACAGCCGATTACTCGGGGCGTTCCTCAGACTCCTCAAGAGCGTTACTCAAAGCGTCCCTGGGTTGGGTTGACCGATAGGGAAATACTGGCAGACGATGTATTGCGGTATCACTTTGGATTAAATGGCGGTGGTGGGCCAGTGTCAAAAAGCGGCAGAAAAATAGTTGATGCAATCGAAACCAAATTAAAGGAATTGAACCATGGCAAATGAAACAACCCGCAAGTTCCCCAGGACATTTACTGAGGCATTCCCCAACTCGCTCGAGAATGGCGCCGCCATTGAGATCCACGTCCATGAGTGCAGCACCGCTGAGAAGATCATTCGCGTGATCAGCCTCATCGGCCTGATCGTAGTGGCGATGGACTGCTTGGTCTGGAGGGCTTGAGTATGAACAGCAAAGAATTAGGTGGGCCAGCGTTTCCCGTGCACCCAGATATGGCAGCCCAGTTGGGTTGCGTCCCCAGTTCATCAGATGCAGGCATGAGTTTGCGTGACTACTTTGCGGCAAAGGCGATGCAATCACTTATAACGGCCCCTAATGTTCGACCAATGATTGAAGATGGTGAAGTTTCATGGTGGGCATACAAGATGGCAGACGCAATGCTGAAGGCGAGGGAAAAATGAGCGAAACAATGCAGCAACAGATTGACCTCGAGGTCAACAAGATGCGTGCCCCTGGCGGCATGGCCGCGGTCATGCTCAACCGCCATGAGTATGAGCAGATCATCCGCAAGGCCATCACCAATGGCACTCTGATCGGGTACGTTCATGGCGAGACATTCACCCGCGAGCGCCTAGAGCGCAAATACCGGGACATGGACCAGGAGATGCAGCTCTTGCGCGAGAGGGTCAAAGACCTTGAGCTTAAAGTCATTGCCGCTGCCAAATGAAGTCTGCCCAGCTCCCCCGCTTGATCAAGGCCATCACTGACATTGGCCTGACCTCAGCGGAGGTGGCTGAGACGATCCATTGCACCGACAGGTCTGCCAGGCTGCTGATCAACCGGCTGCGCCGTCAGCACCTGGTCCACATCCAAGAGTGGACCCGGTCAGAGGTCAGGGGTATCCCGGTGGCGGTTTACAGGTACGGGATCGGCATTGATGCCATCAAGCCTTTGCCCACCAGCGTCAGCGACAGAGTGCGCAAGTGGCGCCGCAAAGAGTCACTCGATGACAAAGCCTTTCGTCAGGCGCGTGATCGAGGCCGTAAAGTGAAGATCAGGAGAGATCCTCTGGTGGCTGCGTTTTTTGGATCAGTCAAGTAAACCGCTTGGCTTGCTTCCAAACTGCAACAATTTTCCGCCACCTGCTGGTTGAGCAGATTCGCGTAAGTAATTTATTGCTGACTCTTGCGCTTCTTTGAGAGTCATTGGCTGAAATTCTGAGTTAGAAAACCTCAACGCATCAAACTCTTGTTTTGCTTTGTTGTAGTCACCAAATTCAGAAACGCTGCCAGTATTTGCATCCTCAATGGCATAACCCTTTGCCGTTCTATACATATTGACCGCAGGGTCTGGAGTTGGATCAAGATATGTCCCATTGGGGTCATTGTTTTGCAACCAGTTAATCAAGTCCTCCCGTGGAGCCTTTTTAATTTCTGCTTCACTTGGAGTCCGATTCATATCAAGCAAAGATTTACTTTGTGGTATTTGCTTGATTGATTTCTCAGGCGGCACAACATACATTGGCTGAGGCGTGATCGGACTCAGCAAACCTTCAAACTGAGGCATCAACTCGTAGCCACCTTGAGTGTTTGGATATGCCTGCTCTCGCACATCAAAGACTTCAGAGAAGAATTCACCTTTGTCGCCACGGCCTTTCCCATAACCGATTACAGCATCGTGACCAGCATTTCTCACGGCATTGCCTACGATGTTTTCTTGCACAGCATATGGCAATGTGTTGCCAGTTTTGCTATTGCTGACAATGTTGTAGGCCATGTTGTACGCATCATCAGAGTCCAAACCATTGTATTTTTGCAATAAACCTTGCACTGCATCAATTTTTTGAGATTGATTTGCGTTGTAGCCATATGATTTCAATACATCGTTTCGCATTTCCTCATATGCGCCTTTGCCAACAACTTGGTCATAAGCAGATGCTGGTGCTTTTCCACCCGTTGCACCTTTTACAAATATTGGGTTTTTGTATAGCGTTTGGCCTTCAATCATTTCTGACCCGCCATAGCCACTTTTACCCTTGTAGTGTTTTAGGTTTGACGCTTGGCCTTCCGGAAGATAAAACACACCCGTCCGCACTGATTCAGCCATTGCTTGCTCAGGGCTTTGCTTCCTCACCAAATTCATCAATAGACCTTCATTTGTAATTTGCGCGGAAGGTTCATTCTCAACTGCTTTCAAAAACTCTTTGCTTTGAGGCAAATTGACAGGCATATTGAATTTTCTGGCTACATCAGGCGGCACGACATTTCTCACGGTCCCCTGCGTCAGATCCCGCAACAACTGAGCAGGCAGACCGCCCCGCGCCATCACGTTGGCCGCGACTGGTTCCATGGCACGCTCTGCCGCCATACCGGCACGCTCAAACTGCGAGGCATATGTTGCCTTGGGGATCGCGGCCAGCAACCCGGCCTCTGGCAATACTGGTGGCAGCTTGGCCGTATCCATCAGGCCAGCAACGCTTTGCAGCGCGTTCTGGGCCATCTGGCTTCGGGGTGCGTAGGTGTACTGCTTGATGAAGTCTTGAGTGGCCTTGTCGGCCAGCTTGACGCCTTCCTTTGTGCCGTACTTACCTGACCTGATGTTTTGCATGATGCCGTAAGGAATCCCCGCCAATGTGGCAGCGGCACCGCTACCCAGGGTTGCACCTGTCTCACCAATTGCCTCGAGGTAATCCAGTAGACCAGTTGCCATCATTTCACCTCAATCTGCGAGTAAGCCTGGGACCATCTGGCCTGCGCTTGTGGACGTGCCAACAGCACGGGTCTGCTGTTGCAGCGCTTGTCTGCGCAGTTGGTCCATCAATGGAGTCAAGCCTAACAAAAATTCTTGCTGTTGGTTGAACCTGGGATCGAGCACGCTGCGAGAGATCTGCTCTGCCACGTTTTCGTTCATGCCTTGAAGGCGAGGCGCGAGCTGACGCATCAAGTTGGTAGCTCCACCCATTAAGTCTCCACCGGCCATCTGAGCGCCAGCTCGCAGCATCTCTGATGGCGATTGAGCAGTTATCTCAGCAACATCCTGAGCCAATGGAGTAGTAACTGAATTACCCTCAATTTTCCCCCTGGTCACGGCCATCTGGCGCTCACGCTCAAGGTTCTTGACAAATGCCTCGTACTCGCCTTGAGAGTTGAAGACTGTACGCATACGGTCACGCATCTCACGCGAGTTGAGGAATTTGTCAGCGATGTTGCCCGTCTCGCGCATCCCATAGATCTCGTCACGCACTGATTGCACCGCACCCAGGCGATACATCTGCTGCTCTGCGTCACCTGGGAATTTCTTGATCTCGCGGTTGATCTCTGCCGGTGTCTTGCGCAAGAAGTTCTTTGCACCCAGCTCAAGCGCGTCCTTGAGCAATGAGTCGCTGGCAAATGTATTGACTGCATCACGATAGACTGGGATGCCGGTTTCTTTGTTTGCAATGGCATCAAGCAAGTCATTGCGCAAAGTGTCTAGATCATTTGCTCGACTTCCCTTTCCAGCTTTCCTGGCCTCGTTTGCCATGTCTCCCACATACTTGTAAGCCTTATCCAGCAGCAACATTGAGTTGGCAGGTAAGTCAGCAAACTGGGGTAGGCCGCGAGCAGTTTCAATTGCAGTCTTTATATCCTTTGACTTTGCAAGCAGCTCGTCAATTCTTGGAGAGTAAACCTCACCGGCCTCAAATGCTTGCTTGTACAAAGGTGCAGCCGCATCTCTTCTGCGCTGGATGATCTCTTCAGCCACATCACCAATGTCACGCGCACCAATGGCCGTGAGGTCGGTAATGTCTTGAGTGATTCGAGGACCGGCGCCAATGGCACGCTCTGTCAGCATCTGGCGCACATCTGTCTGCGCAGCATTGGGGATTGCCATCGAGCCACGCGCCAGGCGGCGCATTGACTCACCGCCAATGTCTGCCAGCGTCTCGTCCCTGCCCCCAAGGGCCTTCACCACAGCGGCCTGGCGTGCCGCCAGTTCTTCTGGTGATATACCCTCTTGGGCCAACTTCTTGGCAATCAACTCACGCGCCTTGTCAGTAGCGCTTATTGGCTGAGTCATGCCGGTGGCCTGCGCAAACTTGCGCGCACCAGTTCCAATGGTGCTGGTCACTGCTGGTGCAGCACCGCCCAGGACAGTACCAAAGCCAGCGCCCATCAGCGCACCCATTCCCCTGCTCTCAAGTCCACCAGTAGCACCGCCAGCACCGGCAGCCGCACCTGATGCCGCGCCATAGCCCAGACCTCGAGCCATTGTCTGGCCCAGGGTTGGAATTGCGGCAGCAGTGCGAGCTGCACCGGCTGCTGCTGCTGGAGCCGTAGCACCGCCAGTGAATGGAGCCGCAATCAGGGCCGCAGCCGTAGGCAGCAAACCGCCAACAAGCTCACCCGTGAAGGCGCGGCCAGGGTACTGTTCCTCGTACTGCTTGATGCCAGCGCGGACCCGTGACAATTGATTCTGGTACTCAGGGCCGCTGATGGCCCCAGCTCTGAATGCGGCCTCGATCTCATCGGCAGTATTGAACGTCAAGCCTTGAAGCAAAGACCGGCCAAAGCCAGCTTCAACAGGTGGCCCGCCAACCTTTTTTGCGCTTGCAACTGCTGCCTCAAACCTGGTCGGGGTGTAACCCTCAGTCTTTAGGTATCCGACAACATCGTCCTGAGTTGCATTCTGAGCCTGCATTCTGCGCACGTTTTCTTGCACGCGCTCAATGTTTGGTTGCGTAGCCATTATTTGGGCCTCGGGATAAGGTTGAATTGATTGACGTATGAAGGCGCAGGTGCCGCTTTGGTAGTTCCAGCAGGTGTTGCCTTGGCAGCATCAGCAGCAATCTCTGCCGGGGTCTTGATGCGCTTGAATGGATCAAACACGATCTGGTTTGAGTCCAGTTTGTATGCATCGGCGTACTGCCTGTATCTGTCACCAACATCTGCTGCCATTTGACGTTGTGACTCAATCAAATTTCTAGCCTGAGCATAGAAATCTAGCCTCACGTTATCTGCAAGGGACTCTCCAGTCAAAGCCTTGTTGTATGTGGCGCGAATTCGATCTGGTACGCCACCAGCATTTTGCGCAGTTGCTTGCTCGCCTTGCATCACGGTTGATCCAGGGTCAAGGATCTTCATGTAACCATAGACCAGGGAAATGTCACCCGCTGCTGATGGATTAAGCGCAGCCGCTTCAACTTTCCGAAATGCCTGCGCCAGCTCAACGTAAGGTTTCATCTGGGCAGTGAATTCAGAGCGCAGATCCTTCTCGTTGCCGAATGCTTTGCCAGTGCCGGGGATGATGGGCTGGGGGCCAGTAGGTGCAGCAGCGCCAGCAGCCGGGGCCATAGGTGCGCGAGGTGCAGCACCTGGTACGGTGGGCGCTGCAACAGCACCAGGCGCACCAGCAGGCGCAGGCATGGGCGCGGCCAGGCCAGCACCTCGGCCAGCACCGCCACCGCCACCGACTATGTAGTAACCCGTCTCTGCACCGCCAACCACTTGAGGTGTAATTGTCTTTGGAAACACTGTGCCGGGCTTAATTTCGTAAGGATTTTCAAACCTTATTCCACCGCCAGTGTCAATCTTTTCTGGTGGGATCAATGGTGAAACGCCAGTGATGGGCTTGAAGGTTCCATCGTCATACATCTGCACAAGAGTTGGTTTGCGATCAGCGCCCATTACTTGTTGAGGAGCGCCGACAGGTTTAGCCGCCAACGCTTGTGGTGCCGGTACAAAGCCACCAGTCTTGGTGCGCAAATAGAAGTTACCGTCAGCAGCTCTGAATGGTTCTCCGACAGTCTCCTGGGAAAACTCCAACCCAGTTGGGATCGGTACAAATTGACCCGTCTTTGTTCGTTGGTATTGTTTCCCATCCTTTGAGGTGAAGATGTCGCCAGTCACTTCTTGTGGCTGCATTAACTTCATAACTTCAGGGATGCCTTTATCAGGAGGTAAAAATCTCAATACATTGCGCATTTCTGGAGTCAAAGCACTGCGACCATCTGGGGTAACGCTTGGACCAGGTTGACCGATCAAGGCTGCACGGTCAACTGTTGGGCCGACAGGCATCCCAGGCATGGAGATGGCCTGCTCAGGCGTAATGGCCTGACCTTGAGTTGGTTGACCTGCGATAAATCTTTGATACGCCTCTAGAGTTGTCTGTGCGCGTTTTGCCTCATCGAGTTTCTGGCGCACCAGCAACTGCTGAATCGCACCCTCTTGGGCCTTGCCATAGGATGAAGTACCAGCCTGCAAGCCTGCACCAAGCGCTTGGCCCAGTGAGATGGGAGTGGCAGATGGGCCACCAGCTTGGAGCAGGGCCGCAGCGGTGGACAGCAGCGCTTGGCGCTGCATCGACTCTTGCTGTTGGGGGGTTAGGTACTCGCTCAGGGCAGACGTGCCGCCACCAAACAAGTCACCCAGCAAGCCCATGTTCATTGTTGCCATGATGTTGATTCCTTAACCTAGACCCAGCAAACCGCCAAGGATTGCGCCATAACCTGCGTACTGAGGGTTGTTAGTGCCACCTATCAATTTACCCAATTCAGCGCCACCAAGAGCACCGCCAAGGCCGCTGACTGTGGGGTTGCGGTAGATCGGCGTGGTTGTCGTACCGCCAAGGTTGGGCACGTTCTGCCCCAGGGCACTGCCAGTCAGGCCAAGGCGCTCAGAGGCCAAGTTGCGTGCAGCGTCAAGCCGCGCCTGGGCCAACTGCTGGCGTTGCTGCTCGGCAGTCATCACGGCCTGCGCACCCGTCATGCCAAGGTTTTGCTGCTGGGCACCCAAAGCACCCAACTGGCCCACAGCAGTCTGGCGAATGCCAGCACCAGCGATCTGGTTGGCAGCGTTGGCCCTGGCCGCTTCCATGGCCCTGGCAGCATCAGTCTGGCCGAACCCGGCAGCCGTGGTGAACCCGGCAGAGCGCAACTGGGCCGCAGTGTTGGCTGCCTGGCGCATGTAGTCTTCATTGGCGATGGCCTCTGCCACTGCCTGACGCGAGCCACCAAATGCCCTGGCGCCAACTGCCCTGGCCTGCTGTGCCTGCTGAGAGATCTGGCGCTGACGCTCAATGTCTGCCAGCGTACCCTGCACCACTTGATTCTCGTAAGGGTTTTGATAGGCACTCATGTACTGAGCACCCGTCATGGCCTGGATCTGCTGGGGCGTGTAGCCAGCCTCTGCGAGTGCCAGCTCGGCAGCCCGGTTGGTTGTCTGCTGACCTGCACCGCCAATGCCGGTGGCCGTGAGCTGCTGCTCTGCCGTGGCATAGCCTGGGGTGAACCCCTCAAACTGCCTTGTGCCAAGACCTGCCGCAGCGGTTCTGGCATCAGCCAACTGCTGGAGATATGCAGCCTTAATGTCAGGATCGATGGACGTTGAGCTTGTGGAAGATGACGGTGTGCTGCCAGAGCCGCCCAATGCCTTTGCGGCCAGAGCTGCACCCGTCAAGGCTTGGCCTGGAGTAATGTTGCTCAGGAAACCGCCAACACCACTTGCGGCGCTTCCCAAAAGACCGGCAAGGCCACCAGCACCGGCAGCACCTGCGCCGCCAGCAGTCAGCCCAGCGATGGCATCATATGCGGCCAGATCGGCAGCTCCTGCGCCAGCAGCACCAGCCGCCCCAGCACCACCCAACGCATTCATAATGTATGGAGCACCGAAATATGCAGCAGTACCAGCCGCAATCAGTGGCGCATTCTGAGACAAGCTCAAGTCTTTATCCACCTTTGCCAGAGCATTGCTGGTGCTGCCGATAGGGTCAGCCACAAAACTGCTTGCGGCACTGCCTAATTGATTTAATGCGCCCATTTGAACCTCATTTTGGCTTCGTATGTTCTGAACAATCCATCATCGATCTTCTTGATTTCTGATGGGTAGGTGATTTGTGCAATCAAGTCATTGATCCTGGGGTTGTCGTAGAACGTGACTGCAAAGTCATACCCATGATCATTCAAGTCATCGAGGTACTTCTGCACGTTGGACACAAGGTCTTTTGCACGCTCACCGTTGATGCAATGAAATTCGATGCCGTTGTTTTCGATCTTCTTTGTCAGGATCAGAGTGTCACCCTGGCGCACAACAAAGTTGCCCGTCTTGGGTGAATTCATCAGACCATCAAAGTAGGCATCCACAGTGACAGCGAAACCGGCATAGTTCTTCGCCAGGTCTTCGGTGAGGATTTGTCTGATGTCTTTCATGGTCAAATTTTAAGCCTCAACGCTTGCCAGCGGGTAACACGTCCAAACGATTCAAGCCGACACGCCAGTCATCAAGCACTGCCCCGGTGTACCTGACCTTGACCTGGCGCCCAGAAAACCGCACGCTGGTTGGTTCGCTGGCAGAGTAGGGGCCATAAGTTGTCTCTGTGGCAGTGGGGTACATGCGGGTCTTGAAGGACACAACGACCTCGCCCAATGTCTGCTCATCAGGGATCAACTGACGCACGCTCATCACCTGCTCACCCGTTCCGATCTCCACAGGGCCAGACTCAGCGTAAGGCGCGACAGAGTCATAGGCAAAGCCAACCTCATGCTCGTAGATGTACCCGTCAGACGAAACCATCAGCGGGTTCAAGTAGACCCCACGGTCAGTGCCAGCCGTGCGAGACAGTGAGCCAATGGCCCAGTGGTTCTCGCGGTAGTTGTAGGTGACATATGAGTCATTCTCATTTGACTGGCTTGACGGGTAGCACCAGATGATCTCGCCATATTTGGAGTTGTGGATCGCGTAGATCTTGCTGGCCTGGTTGTAATTGATGTTTTGGAAGATGTAGTCACCAACGTCAGACACCAGTGGCTTGACGTAACCGTCATAAACCCAGAAACCAGATTTGCTCATCCAGATCGCGGCAGTGTCAATGGCCGCAACGGCCTGGGAAGAGATCAAGCCACAACCAGACCCGGCCTTCTCAAATGAATAGACGTAAGGCAAACCAATGTAGGTGCTGACGTGGACATCGACATCAGTGAAAAGCAAATTGACACCGCGCACGCGCTTGCCTGCCTTCAATGACCCGACAGTTTGCAGCTCAAAGTCACCTGCCTGGTTGGTGGCTGCCGGTGTCCAAGTAGTGTTGTTCTCTTGGTCACACCACTGCACCTTGCGAGGATTGCCACCAGCACCCAGCGCAAAGACAAAGCGCTCTGCCGTTGTCATCACGGCATTGCAACTCGTTGGCGCGTTGGTGATGGCAGCGGCCAGGGTTGGTGTTGAGAACCCCAACTGCCACTCGTAGAGATTGCCATCAGCGTCTGAGCAGGCGACCAAGTACTCGCCCCAGGTATCCAGACTCCAGGTCGTTGCTGGCGTGATGCTGCCGGTGTCTGGGCGCTGGACACCATAGGCAAAGTTGCCATAAGTGGAGTACCCGTACCCGGTCTTGGTGGCTGCGTCAGCAATGCCAACAGTCAAACCTGTCGGCGTAATGTCTTTCAAAGTGCCTGCCTCATTCATGGCATACAGCTTTGAATGAGTCCCGGCGGCGATCCAGCGGTCCCCTGAGTTGTCGCGCCAAGTGATCAGTCCCCGGCATGACCCAGTCAGTTGACTGTTCGATCTCTTGCGCCAACCGCCAATGGGACGCAAAGTACCCTCAAACCAGCGAACCAGGTTGGCGTCAAACCACCGCCCGGCTGACTGATATTCAGTACCATTGCGGTACACGCCTGGGGGGATTCTGAGTGCGGTGAGTGCCATGATGGGATTATGCTGATAGATTGGACACAAAACTCACTGTGGCAATGACTGAGGGGATCGCTGGCCTGGTTGGACTGGTCCCGGCAGCAAAGTGCTCAATGGAGACGCCAACGTCTGAGGGGCGCCACATGAGTTGCAGGTAATCGCTCTCGGCCAGATCCACAAAGTAGTTCAAAGCCCCGATCATGTGCGATGGATCTCCAGCGCTTTTTCTCGGGGCCACGCCAAACCTTGAGTTGGACTTGGCAATGTCAGTGCCATTCTTGCGAAACCAAACATCAACGTCTTGCGTGTCATTCGTGGTGTTTTTGAATTGCACGCTAAATTGCACGTTGTACAAACCGCCCTGCGACACGTTCAGACGTGAAGTATTTGACAGAGTGATCCCATTTGCATAGTCTGTCGTGTCAAATGTGATGGCATATGCCGTTGTGGTGTTGGCCGCAGTCTGGTCGGTTGCGTCCTGGAAAGCCCCATAAGGCACATTCAAGTACTTGCCACCTCGCGGCCCAAGAACCGTTGACAGGATATTGGTGAGCTTGCGAAAGTACACCAGCAAGCCGCGATGGGTTTGCGCAGTCAGGCGCTCGTCATAGGTCTGACCTGGTGAGGGTAGATCTGGCGGTGCCGGGGTTTCGAGCTGCTGGTACAGGTTTGTCATGTCAGGACTGCCAAGGCCTCATTAATGTGTTTGATGCGGTCTTCGAGGCCAATTGTCCCACCGTTGATCTTCTTCGTGAGTGCTGCCCAGTCCCCTGACTCGGCCAGGCGGTTGCAGTCATGCGTTGACCAAAACCAGCCTGCCGTCAGTGCCGCATATTTAGGTGTGGCAACCAACTCGGGCTGCATGACAAAGTCAACGCCCAGGGCTTGGCCTGCGTGAAAAAAATTGCTGTGCCCGGTCAATTGGATGCAACCTTTTCCCGAAAAACGAAAACCATCCCCTGATGCCTCGTCACGGTTCCCCATGCGGTTGGCATAAACCATGTTGGCAATCTTCTTTGGGTTGCCAGCGTACTGGTTGGCAACGTCAAGAGTGGGGAAACGCTTGGGCCACAACTTCATCAAGGTGGCTGCACGGTAATTCAAGTTCTCTTGCAGCACCTTGAAGTGTCCACATTCATGGCCGCACTGACCAATGAATGCAGCCTGCTGGCGCTTGGTGGAGATGTTGAATCGGCCAAAGGTTTCATTGAGCGCATCAACCCACTCAGGGCCAATGTGCAGCTTTTTGAGTTGTTCACTGTTTACCATTGATGGCCTCTCTCACTTTGTTGTAGGTGTCGATGCAGGCGTTGAGCTGGACTGTGTTTCTGTCTCCTTCGATGGCGATGGCGACAACAGCCTTAATAGCCTCTCTGTAAGTGTCGGGTCTTGCTTCGTCCCGATCTCTGACGGCAGGGGCGGGATCTGGGGTGGCTGATACGCAACTTGGGGCGGCTGGGACCGGGATGCGCAACCGGCCAGCATCAACAAGAGCATTAATGTCAGACTGTTTTTTGTTGATCTCATTCTTGGCCTTTCGCAGGGTTTCAGTTTGATTATTCAGTGATGCCGCCAGCTCTTGCTCTTTGGCGCGTGACTCTTCATTGAGCTTGGCAATGTGAGCCTGCATCTCAGCGTCACGGTCGGCATAGCCAACATGGTGGCCGTAAGCGTAGGCACCGCCAATGGCAATCATGGCCGCGATGATCAGGTATGGATTCACTGCCCAGCCTCACGTCTTGCTGCCGCGATCTCCTCGCGGACATGATCGGGTTCCAGGTGCTCGGGTGGCGTTGTCGGTGGAGGTGGCGGCGTCCAGGTTTCATCCAGGGGTGGATTGATCCAGACTGGAAGAGCACCGCTGGGAGGCGCAGAAACAGGGGTAGAAGGCGCTGGTGCAGCCGGGGAAGGTGTAGGTGGCGGCGTAGGTGTAACGGCCTGGCTGACGGCCCCCACGGCACGCTTGCCCACAATGCCGCCTATGCCGCCAACAAGCAAAAGCACGATGTCGTTCAAGATTTTAGAAAACTGCATGTCGAGTGGCGCCATAGATTTAATTGGCTGAACGACAAAAATTAAGCTGTAGAGCAGTACAAAAACGATCCCGAAAAGGATGATGGTTATGCAGACAACGACAAAGCCCCAAATTCTGATCTCGATGTCTTCTGCGGTGTATTTACTTTTTAACATCTTCGCCTTTCTTATCGTCAATCTTATTTGTTAAGACTGGGGCAACCAAATATTCAGGGCAGGTCTGCGTGAATAAGCACCTTGGTTTCTGGCACTCAGGCAGATCGAATTTGTCAGGGTTCTGGCAGACGTAGCGATACCGATCCTCGCACCCAGCAAGCGCCATGATGGTCAGACAAAGCAGCAGTCTCATTCAGTCTTCCTTTCTGTTGTCCTGGTCCATCTTCTTTCGGTCTTCCTCGAGCTGCTTGCGCAGCCTCTCCATGCGATCAATCTGGGCTTTGCTTTCCTTTTGCACTGCTAGGGTATCGAAATAAATTATCGAAATTATCGGCAGCATCAAACAGAAAACCAGCACCATCGCAATGAGCGCGATCAAAAACCCCATCTTGTCTTTCGGTCCATCACTAGGAGTGACCAAAACACGCTCAGATACACGATGATCAACAAGGCGGCGGCCAGGTAGATTGCTTTGTCCTGTAGGTCGTTTATTACCCGTCTTCGTTGCCATCTTGCCTGTGCCTCGCGCTGATCGCGCACCTCTCTTGCCTGCCCTTGCTCAATTGAGATCTGCTCACGCATCTCATTGAACCGTGTCCAAAGATCTCCCAACTCTGGCGGCGACTGATAGATCATCTGCTCGCGCAAGTCAGTCTCCATTTGCCTTAACTGGGTGAGTACAAGGGTACGCTGCAAGGCACGCTCTGCCAAAGAGTCTGCGCCATCGTAGACCTCTTCCTTTGACTTGCGCTCTTCCTCATGGTAGTAGTCTTGGATCTGCTGCTGGTGCCGCATGAATTCACCCAAGCGCTTTGCAATGTCTCCCATGACCTGGTTGGGGTCATAAGCAGCCACTTCTTGCACTCGCTTCTGTTCAGCAACGATCTGCTTTTTCTGTTCCTTGCTTGGGTTTGGCCCAAACATTCCACCGATTTCCTTGACAATATTCTTAACGTCACCGACAACATTCTTGGCTTCCTTATATGTTGCGATGCCCTGCTTGATAGCACTGAATGCGCTACTGGCAAGGAGGAGGACGCTGATGGGATCCACATGCTCTACAAACCAAAGATCTTTGCAAACAGAGATGCAGCCGCACCAGGACCCAGCAAGACGGCCACGATCACGGCATAAAGCAAATACTCAATCTTGGTCATGCGCTCGGAACCCTTTGCAAGAGAGTCGGAAATGAATTTCATCCTCTCTGTGCAAATGGCCTCATGCACCGCCAGTCTGGTTTCTGTGGAGTCAGACATTCCAAGGCACACCAGTGGCTTTGACAGGTGCTTTCTGTTCGGCGATTTGAGCCAGCAAAGAATCCTCAACAGCATCCTTGTCCACAGACTCCCACACCCACGCCAGCACTGCGTCTTTGGTCAAGTCAGCATAGGCAATGGTTGCAGTGCCATCACTCCATGAGCAAGTGTTATACACAGATGCAGAATAATCCCCATCTGTTGCATTTGCTTGCCAATGTGCGGTAGTGACAAAACCATCAGAGGTTTGTCGGTCAAGTTGGGAAATGTTCCAAGTAATCATACTGACTCCAGTGCAGTGATACGGGCGGTAAGTTGGGTGATGAGGGCTTGCTGTTCTTGGATGGCGGCAGTTAGTGTTGCAACCAAGAAGCTGGTGTCAATGCCTTGGTAGACAGGGCGTGTAGCCTCGTTGCCTTCTTCATCTAGGTAGGTTTCAACAGCATCTTTTTCACCAACAACAGCTTGTGGGCATACCTCAGCAAGTTCGTGAGCGATGAAACCCTGACTTCCACTGTCGTCCAAATTCCACTTATATGTAACTGGCTTGAGTGCAGAGACCTTTGCCAATGCGCCTGTCATTGGCTGGATATCGTGCTTTAGTCGGTAGTCTGAAGATGTGGAGTAGGTTGTGGCTGTGGTTGTAATAGACACAGTTCCAACTGGAGAGCCGCTTAGGCCATTTGCGTTGCTTGTGTGAAAAAATGCAAGAACATTACTTCCATTGCGGGACAGACTAACTGCGCCGACAGGGGACACCTGAAAACCTGCCCATCCTGTCACTCCTGGGTTTGAACCTGAGTTAGATACTTGCAAGTTACCGCTGGAGTCGATACGGGCGCGCTCTGCCGCTAAAGAACCATTTGAGCGAGTATAGAAACCAAGATAACCAGAATAGTTGTTATCGGTTGAATTTTCTTTTAATCCGCCAATAGCCGCAAAATTAGCAAGAGCGCCACCAGAAGTGTATTTGCCTTCAAAAGCAATCAAACCACCCGTACCTGTTGATTGCGATGCTGACGAGCTAAAAATTGCCGTTGCATTTAATCCTGCATACGAAACAGGAGCGTTATAAACATAAAAGTTTGCATTTGCCGTTGTAGTCCCCACCAGCAAGTTACCGCTTGCATCAAGGGTCATTGCTTGGGTGAAGGTGATGGCGTTACCTGCTGTGCCAGAGGTGGTAGTAGCTACAAACCATCTATGATTATTGTCAAAGTCGCTCATGCTGTAATAAGCAGCACCCCCATTATTAATAAATTTCCAACCATTTGATGCTGAACCAAAAGCGTTAGCGGATAACGCAACTCTTGCATCATCTGAACTATAAGAAACAGCACCAGAACGACCAACTTGTAATCCTTTTGAGTTGTTAGTGCCGCCCCAAGCACTAGGCGTAACACCCAATCCCAAGTTACCAGCGCTATCAAACCTTGCGATCTCAGTCCCGCCAGTGGCAATGGCAACAGTATCAGCCGCAGGGAATAATATGCCTGTGTTGGTGTCGCCATCATTGGTGATAGATGGGGATGCGGCAGATCCATCAGCAAACTCAACAGTTGCAGATCCCGTGACCGTCAACGTCCCTGCCACCGCCAGCGTCTTGCCAGCTCCAACATTCAAGCCAACGCTTGTGCCTGTGCCAGCAGCCGCAAAGACTGCGTCAACGCTGTCAAGGTCAGTATTGATCTTGGTTCCCCAGGTGTCAGTGCTGGCCCCCACCTCGGGCTTGGTCAATAAAAGGTTGGTCGTTGTCGTATCTGCCATTTTTTACCCCTATGCGGCCTGTTGCCACGATGTTGAATTGTCTGCGATCTGCGTCCAGGTCTCTGACGTGTCAGACTCTGGAGTCCATGTCTCTGCCGTGTCGGACACTGGCGACCATGTCTCTGGTGTATCTGACTGGGCGGTCCAGGTTTCGCTTGTGTCGGGCACTGAACCCCATCCAAACCCAACCATGGTCCCAACAGATCCCACTGCCTCATTTCCGATTATCGCAACAGTGATGACGTTTGACACACTGCCAACTGCCCCAGTCCCAGAAACACCTGTGATGGCCTGGAAAGAGATCACCTCTGCCGACATGGTGCCAACAGCACCAGTGGCAGCGTTGCCAGTTGTGGCCGTGGACCGGGTTACCCCAACAGAGTCCACTGCACCAGTGGCCGCATTGCCACTGAGGTCGATTGACCCAGCAGGCGCGACAGTGCCCACGGCCAGTGTGGCCGCATTGCCTGTGAGTGCATTGGATGAATCTGGCGCCAGCGTGCCAACGGCACCAGTGGCTGCATTGCCCGTGATGGCAATGGTGATGGTGAGCGTGACGGTTCCGACATTGCCGGTGGCAATGGTTCCATCTTCCTGAATTGATCTGTCGGCCAGTACAGTGCCAACAGCGCCAGTGGCAGCGTTGCCACTGATAACGACATTGCCTATGCCGTAGACGCCTAGGCCGTAATAGCCTGTGCCGTAAGCAGCCATGGTGCTGCCCCTGCGTTATGCCAGCCGAATCAGGCCGGTGCTTGCATCATTGGTTGGCATGGTCAGCGTGAAGGTTCCAGCAGTCACGGTTTGGCTGCCGAAAGTGTGGACGCTGACTGCCTTGTCTGACTGGGTCGAGTTATAGATCAGGACCGCATCAAAGGCCGTGGAGAGGGTCACTGAGCTGTAGCTGATGCTGGCGCTGGGGGTAACGAATGCCGTGGTTCCAGAGGTGCTTGGGGGCGTGCCAAATGTCACCGTGACGCCGCCAGCAGAGTACCCGGTACCAGTCACCTCACCAGTTGAGCTGTATGCCGTGGTGGACGCATTGACGGTGGCAGAGGCCAAGTACAGGGCAGCCTTGAAAGTGTCTGCCGTGGTGGCAGCTCGGACAACGCCAGTGCCAAAGTTGTGGTGGCCGACAAGCAGCTCACCCTTAAAACTCGTACACATTGCCTGAGTATTCGCCATGATTTAACCCTCAAATTTGTTGACTGATGCCTTCGGCAAAGACGCCGCGCTTTAGCACCATGTTGACTGATCGATGGACCAACTCACCCTCATGCCAATACTCAACCCAGCTTGTGGTTTCAGTATCGTTGTCAATGGACCCCTCACGCTTTTCCAGCAGTGACTCGTCCATCTCGCCCTTGGTTGTCGTTACCATCTAATCACCCAAATGTTTTTGCCCTGGTCAGCAATGCGCCGCCACTGGTAGATCCTCGATCATCTGCAATCTGCAACTGATCAAGCCCCGCCTGATACAGCGCTGACCACACCGTGATTCTCGCATCATCTTGCAGGTAAGGCGCAGCCTGGAGCAATGCACCGTAGAGGTAAACGTCAGGCGCTTGAGCCAGCAGCCAGTTGGTTGTCACGCTGGCTGACAACTTTGACAACTTTGCGTAATAGGCCAGCTCTGCGGTGTATGCAGCGTCAGGGATCGGCAGCACCCGGATCTGGCCGCCAACAATGCCAAAGAAGATCGGCACGCCACTGGATCGGTACTGCACACTAAGGTTGTCGAGTGAATCAATCGTCTCAAACCCCAAAGGCGTGACAGGGTTGGTGCCGGTGAGTTTGATGGACTTTGTCTCCAGAAAATCATCAGGCACCGCGCTGTACTCGGTGGCAATCGATGCCGTGGATCTCACGATCATCTGCCGGGTGCGCAGTTGACGCTCAATCTGAGCCTCGGCCAGCGCAATGAAGTCTGGGACAACAGTTGTCAGGTCAGTGCGGTTGAGCCAATCGCCAACTGATGTTTTCAGCTCGTTGTATGTGGTGAGTGCCATCAGCTTGCCTCTTTTTCCATTTCCTCTTTGACGATCCAGGTGTGCTCATGCTTGAATTCAAACGTGCCAATGTGGCCGATCTCTTTGCTCACGTCATGGTCAATATACACCTTGAAACCAAGCTCTTGCGCCTTCTTGCAAAAGAACACGTCTTCGCCCATGTAGCCTCGGGTGTCGTACTGCCAAGGCATATCGAACCAGGGTTCTGACATGCCCTCAAAGACGTTGCGCTTGATCAGCATGATGCCGGTGCCAACGCTGCCAACCTCTTCAAGACCAGTTGATTCTGGCATCGAATAGACGGGTTTGCGCTTGCCATTCTCGTCATAGTTCTGCGCTGTCGGGCCTGTGGGCATCCTGCGCCTTGCGCAGTTGGCCGCAACCAGGTCAACGTCATGCTTGAGCAGTCGCTGGATCATGTCCTGGGGGAAGGTCATGTCAGAGTCAATGAACAAGATGTGCGTGCAACCCTCACGCAACGCATCCAGACACAAATCAGCACGCTGGTTCTGAATCAGCGTGCCCTGCAACAGTTTCAGACTGATGGCATCAGTAGTGTTGAGTGTGTGATACGCGACAAGATTAACCATGCAGTAGGTGTAGTTGGTGTGGACTTGGTCACGCGCTGGCGTGCAAACCGCGATGTAGTTCATACTTGGCCGGGCCTCACGCGAAAGAATCGATTGTCGGGATCATTGAGCCACTTCTTCATGTAAGCCTGGTCATCGAGCTTGCCTTCGGCCTTGAGCTTGTAATACAAGGACTCTGGGATGCTGGCGACATGATGCCATTCACCTGTCCAGTTTGCCTTGTTGTCAATGGCTGCAAAGTCACGCTTGTTGGCCTCAATAACTGCCGTCACGTCCTGAGAGGTCTGGATCGTTGTCTCTTCGGTGTCGGGATTGAAGTGCCAGGTGCGAGTGATTGCCTTGTCGGGGCTTACATCAAGAATTCTTTTGTCCATGTAAGTGGGGCCAGGTTTCCCTGGCCCCTTCTCCTAGTCAGTTATCAGGAGGTGATCAAGTCAGCGGCCAGGCCGTGGGCATTTTCAGCCAGCACTTTCAAGCCGTACTCGATCAACAACATGCGCTTCTCAGCGTCACCAGTCTTTGCCAACTCAACTTGCTGGTAAGGACGCAGCACAGTCATCTTGGCGTAGTCAGGATCGATCACCCATGCATCACGCTCGCGCTGGAAACGGTTGGCGATCACTTGCACATTGCCGAAATCGCTGACGTAGATATCAACGGCGCCGATCAACGTGGCAGGCTTCGCACCGCCATCGATGTTGAAACGTGAAGAGGCAATGCCAGAGAAACCAGAGACGCGCTGCTTGTTGACAGGGCCGCACATCAGGATCTTTGGAGTGCCGCCAGCAGTCCACACCTTCTGGATGACGTTCTTGAGGATCGTCTCGGTGAAGGTACGCACGTTACCGTCAGTGCGAGCGCTGTTGGGCAGCGTGGTGTAACTGGGATCGACACCGTTGGTTTGCTTGTCAGTGTTGGTCTTGACAAACGCGCCCAAGGATGCGGTCACGCGAGCAGTGGTGGTGTTGCCTGCAACAGCAATGCCGCCATTCAAGAAAATGAATTCTTGGTCACGCTTCAACTCAGAACCGCGCTTGGCGATCTGATATGCCAACTCAGAACGGCGACCGGCCTTGTTGACCACTTCTTCAGTGTTCGACAAGATGATGGTCTTGCGAGAAATCTGAGCATAGTTGGTCAAACGAACAGTGGCGGTCACTGAATCGAATGATCCAACGTCATCACCCTCGAGCTGCGCATTTGATGCGGCATCTGCCAGGGTGTCGGTCTGCCACTCAAACAAGGTGTTGGAGATGGTTTCGCGGCCAATGTTGGATTGGAACGGGGTTTCTTCGGGAGCAATGTTGGTGATCACATTGCTCAAGTCTTCGCGGATACCCTTTGCAGAGTAGCTCGTGAAGGTATTTGCTACGATTGTCATGGTGTTACCTCAAAAGTTGATAGATTGCGGAGGCCGCATCATCGACACGGCCAGTCTTTGCGAGACGCTGTTTGGCGCGGGTTGCTTCAGTTGTTTGGGATACCCGGCCTGCTGCACCTGGCTTGGCTGGCCGTGGACCGTTATTGGTCACGGGGGTGATTGCTTTTCGCTTGGTCATCATTTGATCGTATAGCGCTGCTTTACGCAACGCGACAACCGCCCTGTGATCCACAATGGCACTCAACTCCTCGGGTGTAAATCCGGTCTTCTTCCCGAATTCGACCAGCAACTGCTTTTCTGTTTTCGCTTTTGCTTGGTCCTTCCACTCGGGAATGACCTCGAGCAGCTTTGAGTGCTGCTCTTGCAAATGCGTCTGGAAATGCTGCTGCTGTTCTTGCTGCGTGAGCTGGGCCACTCGTTGCTGTTCAAACTGAATAGCTTGGAGCTTTTCCTGTTTCTCACGCATCACCTCTTTTTGCCGCACCCATTCGATGGGGTCTTCTTGGTAGAGACGGTCCCAATCGATCTGTGTGTCGGCACTCTGGAGCTGGGCCTGTAACGCTCCCAACATCTGTGCGTACTGCGCACGTTCGGCACGCACTGCCTCAGTCTCAGCCTCGACCTGTTTCCTGATCTCGGCGATCTGCTGCGTTTTGCGTGTGTAGTCCTGGGTTCTTGAGTAACCTTTTTGGAGTTCGTCCAGCGTCACCTCGACTTCCTTGCCGTCAACTTTGACGGTGAAGACGGTTGGCTGTTCTTCTTCCTCTGATTCCTCATTTTCTTCGGACTGTTCCTCTTGCGTTTCCTCGTCAGCAGCGTCTGCATCCGCTGACAATTCTTCGCTCAAGGCCGCGCCATCATCCTCTTCGGACTCTGACAACTGCGTCTCTTCGGGCGACTGTTCTCCATCAACTGGCAGTATTCCCTCGAGAGCGTTGGCCGCTTCGGCCAAATTCATTGGACCCGCAGGGGCGTTTGGTTGTGCTGCCTGCGTGCTCATACGGTGACTTTCTGGGCGCGTTCAATTGCTCGCTGCGCCAGTTTGCCGTTGTCCACCATCTTGGTGACTTCGGTCTTGAACAACTCAATGGCCTTGATCATGGCGTAAGCCTGCTCGCGCTTGTCGGCCTCCTCGGGCTTGCTGCCCTTGAAAACCCACAACTGCTCGTTCTCGAGCTTTTCCAGCGCAGCCGCAAAGACCTCGTCTTGCAGCAACTGCTCGGCCTTTCGGCCCTTACGCACCTGATCTTCGTTCATTGAACCATTCCACTGTTAGGGTTGATGGGCGGCACTGGTGCCTGGGTCGGCTGCTGCATGGCCTGGGCCATGAGAGCTGACTGCTGGCGCAGTGCCTCTCTGTCCAAAGACTGCTGGGCATCAAGCTCGGCAGTACTTATCGCAGCCCCGTACTTTAACTCTAATTCGTACTTCTTGAGCATTAAGTCCTGCGCGAGTTGATCTCTACGATAGTCATCGTCCCGAATCATCTGCTCACGCCTCAGTTCAAGCTCGGCAGCCTTTTTCTGGATATCGGCCTGGATGGATTCAGCCTGGACCTGGGCCAGCACCTGCTCTGGCGTTGGGGTCTCAGGTTTCTGTGGCGGCATGTACCCTTCGGGCACATCTTTGAAGTACTGGCTGGCGTCACGAAACCCTGACAACTCCACAATCTTGCGCAGCGTGCGCGAAAGTTGGGTCATGGTCACAAAGGGGTTGTCGGCACCCATGGTGCTCAGTGCCTGCTCTTGCTTTTGCATGATCATCATCAGACCCTGCAAGCGCTCGTTCACGTCACCCTGGCCCAGGCCAATGTTGATCGACACGTCCATGGAGTTGTCCCAGGCGCGGGGGTCGATCTGCACCCACTCGTTGCGCAGGCGCACCATGCGGGGCTTGTCCTGGTGCGTGGTGATCAAGAACAAGATGCCCTTAAAGAGCTTTTTCATGCCCTCGGCCAAGATGCGCGAGGTCAGCTCAATGCGGCCCTGGCTTGCGCTGATGGTGGCGGCCACCGCGGCCTTGGTGCTCGACTGCAAGGCGTCAGCATTCAAACCCATGGCGGCCTTGCTCATGCCGGTACGGTCTTCCTTGATCTGGTCCACATAGTCCAGCATGGGAAATGCGGCCTGGCCCACAAAGGGGGTGTTGAATGGCTGCACCATGCCGGGGGCACGCATCCTGATCACGGCGCCAGTCTCATTGTTGAGCACGTCATCAATGTTGACCTGGCCCTCAACAATCGCGGTCCGGGGGTGGATCGACTGGGCCAAAGAGTCCAGCGTGTTGCGCAAGATCTCGGACTTGATCTCTTGCAAATCATGCGTGATGTCGAAAATCGACATGGATTCCAGGGGCGAGGTGTGGGGTTCTGGATCGCATGGAAAGTCAACAAAGGGAATGTATGACGCAGGCAGGTTGCGCACAATGTTGTAGCCCGAACCCATGCAGCAGATCTTGCGCAGCTCGGGGATACCGTCCCCGTCATAGTCCACTTGGGAGTACGCCTCAACGTATAAAACCCGCTGCATCATGGGGTTGGTCGTGTTGTTGTTGCCCGTGATGTTGTTCAAAGGCTGACGCGCCAAAAATTCCTCGTTGGAGTCCAGGTCGTTGGAGGTCAGGTTGTCGCGGATCTCGTCCTCGTCATAGCCCATGCCGATCAGGTCGGCCACGGTCAGCATCTGGCGGTGCGCAATCAGGGCAGCATCATCAAAGGACCGTGCCCGGCGATCAATCACAAGCTCCTCGGGCGGCACGGCCATGATCCGCACGCGCCCATCTTTGACAATGCGCTTGATCTGGACATCATGCAGCATGGGCACTTGCGGCGCCGGTTGGCCTGCGGCCATGGCCTGCGCGTTGACTTGGTCAATGATCTCCTGAGAGATCGCCGGGTCAGGGTAGGACACGACAATCTTCACCTCGGCATTTTCCTGGGACAAGATTTGCAGGGTCTGGTCATCAAGTCCTGAGTACTCCTCGATGCGGACCTTTTCCTCTTCCTCCCACCAGTACTTGGCAATGCCGCATTTACGCACTAGTGCGTCTTTGAAGATCGCATAAGTGGTCATAAACCCGTTGTTGTCCGAGTTAAAAATCAGGTTGGCATAGTCAGTGGCCTGCTGCGCACCCTTCTCGTCTTCTGGGCCGCGAGGTAAGAATTCGACCGTGTTCTCGGTGCTGAAAAATACCCGCATGAGGCTTGGCATCATGGCGCTGACAGTGTCTCGCACCTCCATGGCCACAACCTGGGAGCGTCCCTCTTCCTCGTTGCCAAATGGATCGCCCCGGTAGTACTCGGTCCCCTTGGCCCTGATGGGACTCAGGTCGGAGTCGATGTAGCTGACAGCGTCCTCAAGGTCAGAGGTGATGATGCCTTGCAGCTCACTGTCATCCATCGTCTCTGCGGATGCGATGTCGGTGCTGATTTCCAGATCTTTGATCATATTGGGACTTTCTTCAAAACCACATACATTGACTCAACCGCCCTGGGCGTGCGCAGCAATTGTTCTTGTGGCAATTCTAAGTCTGCGCTTGCACTTAATTTGTACTCAAGGCGCTCCATGTTGAACCGCGAACCAGTCCAACCAAGATACCAAGCCCAGGCGCAGTAATAAACCCATGAGTTCTCATTAAATGCACGCACATGCGTGGGGTCTTGCCAGGCACCCAGACTCAGGTCATAGGGCACTGAGATATGCATCTCGCCACCCATCTCCAGCAAATCCCGGCAGTTGGTCATGGCCGCGACCAGATCAGGAATGTGCTCGAGCACGTCAATTGCAATGATCTTTGAGAACATGCCGCGCTCAATGCTCACCTTTTCAATGGGCGACCATATCACCTCGCCATACGTCAACTTGGAAATATCAACAACCCAGTCAGCGCCAACATCTGATCTGATGTCAGCGTTGACGCACTCAGATCGCCGGTCCCGGCCACTACCCAGATTGAGTATCAAACCACTGCTTTGCATATTCGGGTCGGTTCTTTCTCAGCCAGGGCGTGGCCTGCTGGATCAGTTTGGCGCCATCAAGGCCAATTGTCTGGCTGCCAACGTGGTGGACATAGGACCTGGACAAGTAGTGCTGAAACCCGGCGGCCAGCAAATCGGTGCAATGCACGTCATCAGAGTACCAGTTCAGCGGGGGAAATTTCGCCACCTCCCAAGCCTCACGCGAGATCCAGGCAAAGATCGGGGAGGGGCACTCCATGGGCATGATGTGATCTTCCCATGGGTGCTTGAAATAGTACAGATCCTCGCCAAACGGGTTGGACCTGATGTTTTGTGTGGCCCTGGACGCATCACACCTGGCGGCCACCCAGCCCAGCTTGGGCACTTGCTTTTTCAGCAGCATCACGTCATCAATGAGTACTTGGTAGCTTGTGGGGGTGAGCACTATGTCATCATTTGCCACAACGACAGAGTCAAACCCGTCAGCAAAGACCCGGTCAATCACCTCGTTGTAGCACTCGCCAAACGTGGATGCCTCACCATAGATTTGGTGATCGGCATCATGGGGGCCAATGACTGACTCAGGTCCGCGCAAATAGATGGGCACCTGGCTTGCATACTCGCGCACGCTCGTCATCATCATCCGCAAGCACTTGCCCTTGACGGTGGCAACAGCGATTGGAGAGATCAATCCTTGGCCCCGACATTGATCGTGATCAGCGAACCCATACCGGCAGACCCGGCATCATTGCCGCTGTATTCTTCGCCCATGTCTTCGCCTTCATCTTCGCCCTCTTCGCTGCCAGCGACCCAGGCATCGCAAGTACGGCTGGCGGCACACTTGAAGTCAAAGATCTCGCAGTACCCCAAGTCACCGGCATCGATCATGGCCCAGGGGTCACCTTCTTCGCCAATACCCTTGGCGATGCACTTGAGCATCGACTCATCTTGATTGAATGCGGAGCAGTTACCGCAAAGACAGGTCTTCGCGTCCTTCTCGCTCACTTCCCAGGCGCTGGCCTTCTTCATCCAAAACTGTTTATTGGGCAGGGCTGGGTTCTCAGGGCCGTACTCGGCAGAGTTGATGGCCTTGCCACGGTTCTTCAAGTTCACCGTGATGTCTTGAGTGGCAGTGGGGCACTTGGCGCCATTGCCCTTCATCATCTGCTCGGCTGCGCGTTGATAATCTTTTGTTGCCATAGTCGTTTACCACTTTACTTTGTTTGCCCAGTAGGCCGCGCTCATCTTGCCCTTGGCAATGTTTTGCGCGTGCCTGGCCTTGAATGCCTCATTCCTCTTGGACCCGTCAGGGGAACCAGTCACGCCTTGCTGCCCGAACCTGATGAGCTTGACCTCGTCACCAGACTTTGCCAGCACAGCATGACTCTTGGTCTTGTGGCCGGGCGTGCGCTTGGGCACGTTGTAGCCTGAGAATGTCTCAGATCCGCGCTTGATCATTTCTTCTTGGCCGTCTTGGCTGCCTGCTTGAAAGCCTTGGCAGTGGGAGCGCCGGGAGTGCCGGGTTTGCGCATCTTCTCTTTGGAGCCAGCGGCGATGCGCTCACGCTTGGCCGCGATGTTGGCATACAAACCCGGCTTCACTTCATGCCCCTGGTCTTCATGTTCTTGGCAGTGCGTGAGCCGCGCATGGGCATCTTGGCCTCAGACATGGCAATCGCAATGGCCTGCTTGGGGTTCTTCACAACCTTGCCGCCCTTGCCAGAGTGCAGGGTTCCAGCCTTGTACTCACCCATCACCTTGCCGACTTTCTTTTGCGCTTTGGTCATCTTCACAGTCATTGCTCCTTGAAAATAGTTTGTTGGTGGGCCAGAGCGGGATAGGGCGGCAGTGAACCGTTTGTGTTTCCCCCGTCCCACGGGAATCGAACCCGACACCAACACGGCTGGGGACTGACTTGCCCGTCCGGACGCTTATAAGGCGCTAGGCAGAGGACAATCCCCATGCGTGTTAATGCTCTCCCCCCAATTATGCAACCCTTGGCAGGTTTCGGCGCAATGGCTGCGACCACTTCCCCGACATGCTCGACCCATACATCCCGACAACAGCGTCACTTGCGAACGTCAAGCAAAACGCATCAGCCCGGTCAGGGGACGGCAGGCCGCGCTTTCTGATCTCATCTTTCCCCTCAATCTGGATCTTCCCGCTGGACGTGAATGAGTAGCGCACTGTCGCCAGTTCCGCAATCAATTGTTCATCTTTGGGCATCCGACAGTCACGCGCTTCAAGCCATGCCTTGGCCTTGTGCCACAACTCAGCCTTGAGGTTTCTGTAAGTATTGCCCATGGCCGGTGACTCTGACACATTGATCCCGCGAGCTGGCAAACCCAGTTCCCTGAGCCGGTCAACCACTCCAGCGCCCAAACCAATCGAGTCAACCAAGATCTCTGCCGGTCTGGAGCTCGGCATCAAGACTTCCCACTCAGCGACAACGGCACCCGTGAGCTGCATCAGATCCAGGTTTTTCCATGTCCTGACGGGTTCAGTAACAGCGTTGCCCTGCCTCTTGCACAAGGCTGACTTGTCAGACCCGAACCTGGCAACGTCCAAGCCCCAGACCATCCTGGCGTGCTGGCTGGCCTCAACATCCCGGTTGGAGGCCATCTCGAGCAGTTCCATGGGGATCACCGTGTCATCGTCACTGCGTGGGAATTCACCCAGGACCCTGATGCGGTAAGCGTTCGACTCTTCACCGTAACGCGCCTTCATCTCCTCGATGTATTCCTGGCTGACTTGAGGTGAGTCAGCGCACGCTACCTTCATGGTGACCCAGTCATCAGCCAAACGGTTGTGGGTGTCGTAGAAAAACCCTGAGCTGCGCACCGGGTTTCCCAGCAGCAAGGTCACGGCATTGTGTCCAGACATGGAGCCACCAGCGGCCTCAAATACCTGTTCGGGTATACCCGATGCCTCATCTCCCACCAGCATCACGTTGTCGCTGTGTACGCCTTGCAGGGCTTCGGGCTGCTCGGCGCGTGATGTCCTGGCAGAGATGAACGCTTCGGTGGCGGCATCCTTGACCTCGATGCGGTCTTGCTTGACCTCGAGCTGATCCTGCAAGAGTTGCGGCATGGCCTTGATCCAGCGCTTGAGTTCCGCAAATAAGGCGTCATAGAGCTGGCTGCTGGTGGGGGCCGTGACCACAATCTTCACCGGGAACCGCAAATGCAAATACCACAGCATGGCCCAGGCGCCAGCGGTAGATTTGCCAACCCCGTGCCCAGACCTAACACTTATTCTGCGATTCCCTTTGGCAATGTGCATCAGGAATTGAGCTTGCCAAGGGTCAGGCGTGACCCCAAGCACTTCTTGCACGAACCTTACAGGGTTGTTCTTGTAGAGTCTTACGAATTCGACAAAAGGGTTCTGGGTGGGGTCGAGAGTTGTCTCAACTTTTTTTATTTTTTTTGGGACGCTGGGCGCGATGGGGGCCGGGGTAGGGGGGTGGGTCATGGTCGGTGTTTCTTAAGGTGCTGCATCAGCCTGCCCCCAGCCGCGAGCGCAAGGGGGGGTCGGCGCGGCCAGCAGGCCAGGGCCAGCACCGGCGCGGCCAGCAGCCTGTGCGCAACTTGCACGCGCCTGTGGATTGCTGGTTAGTGACTGCTTGCGCTCAATGCCGCATGGTTGCTGGAATCGGCCTATCGTTACCAAAAGCCTAATCGTTACATTGTCCATTATGTTAAGTTATTCCAGGCATACGACAGTGCTTATGCACAGAAATGGCAGTTATCCACAGGCAATCCCATCTGACCTGTGGATAAGTAGTCACTTATTTGCCCTCGCCTGTGGATAACTCGGCCTCGATGACCTCTGCGTGGCGCAGAGCATCCATGCGCATCGAGTGGATATTGACCTGGATCTGCGCCTGTTTGGTGCCGTAAACGCTCGGTTTCCACTTCTCAGCCAGCCACTGGCGCGTTTGGATGCGGACGCGAGCGTGCGCGGCGT